AAATATTTTTCCATCTGCGGTTTTTGTGTATCTTCTCCATATCTTACAATCTGGTTTGTATTCTGTATCTAGTAGATTGTGATAGTCATACTGTGGTTCATTAAAAAAATAACAGTCAGTCACATCAAGCGGCGGATACCCTGTCCACTGCATATAAAAAAAATCGTATGGAAAAACTTTTTTGGCTCTTTCTATTGCTTCTTTGTAGCCTTCTCTGGCTAAACCAGATACGCAGACAGCAACTTCGTCTGCACGAATCATTTTGTGAAACCCCATTTGGCAATAGCCTGCTCGTATTCAATGCCGTGATTCTTGTCCACTGCTTGTCGCATTGCTCGAGCACCTGCAACTGTGCCTCCTGGGTGTCCGTGTATGGCTCCGCCAGCGTTCGCTAGATAATCTACGCCTGCTATACTATTAACCTTCTGTACTAGCCCTGGATTAAATCCGCAACTCAGTGCTGGTGCAGTATTTCCGGCTCTCAGTATTTCTAAACACTTTAGTATCTCTTCAGGATTGTCGTTGCTGTAGCCGCCTACCATTCCGGTTTGAATGGTGTCCACACCCATCAGTGTGGCTAGCTGACACATCACTGGCCAACTGATACTGAACCGGTGATTCACATCTGTTGTAACTTTTGCACCACTGCTCTGGTAATGCAGGAACAATGGTAGATCTAATTTCCTGATACTGTTGTAAGCGCCATATCCACTGAACACGTTGATGTGTACTCCGTTGCCGCCCAGCTCGTGAACACGCTTCACACGATCGGTCAGCACGTGTGGGTCACAGTTGATAGTGTGACAGAACACGATTTTACGACTCTGTTTGGCCAGATAATTTGCGATCAGTTCCACACGTTGGTCTAATGGACAGATCACAGGGTTGACCATTATCTCGTCTTCTTTGATAAAGTCCACTCCTCCGTCCACCATCTGTTTGACCATCTCCAATAAAATAGTTGGAGTTATCCCTATCTTGGGTTTGACTATACCGCCGAGCAAAGGCTTGCCGTGCTGTCCTGTAAATTCTCTTATTCCAGATAGACCAAACTTGGGTCCAAGGAAATGTTTGGTCACTGTTCTAGGTAGGTCCAATCCTACCAATCTGCATTTTGTGATAATATCAATATCTATGTGTCCTCCCATCAGCTGGCACAGCATGTGAGCCATTCCGTCTGTTGCCCAATCTGTGTTGACCACAGGAAATGCAATCTTTACAAGTCCTTGTGTTTGTTTTTCCAGTTTTGTTTTCTCTCCAACTATCACACAACTGTGGTTTTCAAACAGCTCGTCTGTCTCCCATCTATTACGCACACTCGGATTGCCCACGCTCTGACCGATCGCAAGTGCCCACGCGGCCTCCTTGAGATTGGCACTGCTGGCCATGTCATAGGTGGCTATGAAATATTTTTCACGATCTATATCTGTGTTGTAGAATAACATTATTTGTCTTGCCGGTGGTTGGCCAAGAAGTTGTTGAGTTCCTCCGGTGTGCCCATACCCCACATTGCATCCACCTGACTGACTTTTATTTTTTTACCATCCTGCACAGCTTCATTGTACACAGGACACACATAAAATTCATTGTTGGTTCTGATGTCCTTTGCAATCATTTGATCAGCGTATTTCACAAAGTCTGATCCTCGTTTCCAATGATAGATGCCCACTGTGGCATTGTTTGATATGGGATTCTTCTCAGCAACCTCTGTGACATATCCATGCTCGTCTATCTTTGCAAAACTGTGTTTTGGATGCACACTGTTGAAAGTCAATATGCCTCCATCTGAGTCTTCGTGATTGAATGAACCAATTGTTTCAGTGCTGTTCCATTCTATCCATTGATCTGAATTTGAGATTATCAAAGGTTCGTTGTTGTCGATCAATTCCCGAGCCTGTAATATAGTGCAGGCCGCTCCCTCGGTTAAGCCGTCTATTTGCACAATAGCACAGCCAGGTGCAATCAACGTCAACAGTCGTTGTAGATCGTATTTCTCGTAGTGTGACTTCTGTACCAGGAAGATGTACTGTCCTTGTAGGTTTAAATTCTCCACCACTTTAGCAATCATGGGTTGTCCTTTGACTTCTATCAAAGGTTTGGGAAATGTGTAGCCGGCCTTTTCAAATCTAGATCCAGCTCCTGCCATTGGTACTATTATTTTCATTGTGGTTGCTCCTTGTATTGTTTGACATTATCTCCGCAGATGCCTGCAAACTGTTTCCAGTCATCTCTCTGTTCCGGATGCACACATATGCATCGTTCGCCACCCGGTTCTCCCGGATATGCCCAGATGTACCCACGACTTGTGATGGTGTACCTGTCTTTGTCATGCCAAAAACAGTGTATGTTCTTTTTAATGAGTTCATGTAGTGCTGTGTGGTCCTTTGCGTGTACCCACAAGGGATTAGACTGTAACCACCCGGGTGTTACTGCTTCTCCTGGCACATCGTGTCCTAGATAGAAATATTCTCCGTCCCATTTGCAAATATCAATTTCCACATCAAATCCGTCTGCAATTGCTTGAGTAATGTATGAAACTGTGTTTTCCTGTGCAGTGTCTATACCGCTGGTGTTCCCTCGGTGAGCAATGTATATCATTATATGTGTATTTAACTTTAACCAGTGAGAGTCAAAAATCTTACGCTGTGTACGCTATCGCTGTTTAGAAAATTTACGCTGACGCTTTCTAAAAAATATTGGCGCTCCGCTGTTAACGACCTTTGAAGTACTTCTCTATCTTGTCTGCTTCGTCTGTGTGCTGTTCATGGTCAGGCAACGGATCTTTTTTCTTTGTGATCACAGGCCATTGTTCAGCATATTTCTTGTTGAAGTCCACCCAATCACCTGCGTCCATAGGTTCTATAGCATCAACAGGACACTCGGGTTCACACACGCCACAGTCGATGCACTCGTCAGGATTGATAACCAGCATGTTCTCACCTTCATAGAAACAGTCAACAGGACACACCTCAACACACGATGTGTGTTTGCACATCACGCACTTGTCGTTAACTATGTAGGCCATGCAGGTATTTCCAACTGATGGGAAACTGTTCAGCACACAAGTCTCTGATCTGATCAGCTACCTGTTGAGTTTCTTGTTGTGTGTCTTTGGCACATCTTAGATTGCACACTCGAGCAAATGCGTATAGTGTTCCAGACCATATCCATTCAGTCATCATGCTTTGTGGCAACACACTCCTTGCTTGTTCCGGTGCAATGCCTTTTGAAATCATTGTGTTGTAGATAATCAAGCACTGTTGCGTTACTGTGTCCAACATGTGTTGATCTGTGAGATCCAACTCCACAATGCCTGCGGATCCTTGTTTGGAATCTTCTGGTCGACCTCTCCATTCTTTTGTCTCGTACAGTTCTGGATCATTGGAAACATATCTTCTAGAAACTTCATTCCACACAAGACCCACTTGATGTTTGACCAGCTGTCGAGCAACGAACACAGGTGCTTTGATTCGAAACTGTAGACTTGCATGAGCAAATGGTGACCAATGATTGTGTTCTGCTAGAAACTTAATAAGTTTTTCATCTCGTGGTTCAAACTCGTCTTTGAATTTTGCATAAGAAACCCTAGCCGCATTTACTACAGAAAGGTCTGACCCCATTTTATCTACCAGTTCAACCTGCATCATTGTTCTTCGTCTGAGTGTAATTCGTTCAACAACTGTCGTAGTTTGCCGCCTTCAACTGTGGCTTTTACTTTGCCAAAGTCGTCACCTTTACGAGGATCAATTTCTTCTTTGCGAGCATCCTTGGGTGTGTCTGTGGAAACCTTACTCTTTGTTTTTAAGGAATCATACATGGCTGTAGCAGTTTTTTTATAGTGCTGTCCAGAATCTGCTTCTTCGTCTAAATTCCTAATTCTTAAAGTGTCTAAATCAAATTCCAAATCCACCTTTTGTCCAACACCAGAACTGCTTCTAGTCTTCATGAACTGTATTTGATATCTGCCTCGTTCTTTCATTGCTCGACTTGTAAAGATACCAATCACGTTGTCTGCTGTTTGTACTTTGGACAATCCTCCTGATATATGCGAGTGATCGAACTCAATCTCTTCCACAGATGCTCTGTTCAACTGTGATGCTGTGACCATTAACATCTTGGATTCTGCTCCGTAGTTTCTCAACTCTTCAGACACATACTTGTCTTTGATGAACAGATCTGCCGGTGAAATCTTTTTAGACTTGGGCATCATAAGATCCAAATAATCTATTAGAATACAATCAATTTTCTTTTTGTTCTTGAGCTCCAACTCTTTAATATATGCTTTAATGTCATTAACATTGCTACCACTGGGTAGATATTTTATCTGTAGATTACCTGATTTTTTATGAAGCATTTTAATTTTCATTTCTACATTGTCAATTTCTGGAAATATTTTTCTTGTGGGCACGCCGGACATCATTGCGTCTAATCTCATCGCTACCAGTGCTTCACTTAATTCAAAAGATACGTAACACACATTTAGTCCTGCCAACGACCAGTTTACTGCAAGGTTCTGTAAGAACAACGATTTACCTGCTCCTGATCCTCCTGCAAAAATATTAAGTTCGCCTCGGTTGAATCCGCCAAACAGTTTCTTGTCCACAGATGCCCAGCCTGTGCTGATTTGACCATTGGAGTTTTTAAGATGTTCCAGTCTGCCTTTAGGATCTTCAAAATAATCTGTGCCTAGATCTCGTGTGAGACTTATGCCCACAGCTTCTTTGATCTTGTCTTCCACAGGCGCATAGTCACCACGCTCTAGTAGGTCAGCTGATTCTAATATTGCTCGCTCCATGGCTTTGTGCCGAGAAAACATTTCAAATTCGTCCAACAACCAGTTAAAGTGTGCAGGGTCAATCTCTCGAGCAGTTTTTAATTTAATATCATGAGGGGCATTAACCTGATCTACTTCAGGCATTACTTTGTACTCTTCTACATAGTCCTTGATAAATTTTGCAATAGGCTGTAATTTCCTGTCAAAACTAGCAGGATCAAATATATTCTGAGCTCGAGCAAATGATTCAGCATCTGCCATCATCATTTCTAAATATAGTTTCTGTACGTCAAATGTATAATCAGTCATTTCTTATTCCACATTGTATTTTACAACATTCATGAGCAGAAGTAAATTGTTTTGTTGAGGCAAAAAACTCTTTTATGCTGTTGTTTTCAAGTATTTGAGTTAATGTGTTGTCTCTTATGTTAAATGATTTTTGTTTTGGTGAGAATACCGATTTGTATCTATATCGATATGTACCCATCCAACAACACGGATAAAAGTCTCCTTCGGCATCAATGTATAAGCTAGATGCTGGTATACCTTTTTTTAGACAAGACGGAGACATATTCGATTTATATGTTGCATCTACCAATACTTTTTTTTGATGCTCGTAGTAATGGTCAATATATTGTTTATCCGGCATTAATTCTTTATTGCCTAACCATCTATCACTTCTCGTTAATTTAAATTCGTCAAACGATAATTTTTTACTCATTTTTATAGCTTCTGCTATCTGATGTTGGTTGTGTTTGAAAGGAATAAATTGCCATACCATTTTAAAATTTCTAGTTTTTAATACTGTTACAGCAGTCATAATTGAATTCCACTTAGCATTCTTTCTGTATAAATGATTGGTGTCTGCTAATCCATCTATTGCAAATACTATGGAATCATCATTTGTTAACATGTTATTGAGCTTCTCCCACCATGCTTTTGTTTTTGCCGACCCGTTTGTGTGTATGTGCAGGCTACAATTGTTAGCTTTAAATTTTTTACAAAGCTCTAAGAATTTAGAATGATATATTGGATCACCGTTGTTGCCGCATAAATTTATATCTGCGTTGACTCCTATAAACTTTACAATGTTATCCACATTGATTTCGTGTAAGTTTCTTTTTTTAAATGTTTCGTAAAACCAAGTTCGGTCACACAACGTACATTCTAAAGCACATTTACTAGTTGGTTCTATGTGAAAACTAACCATGTATTTTCCTTGTCAATCCTATCTTCAATTTACTAGTCTCTGTTGTTTTCAGTATTGATTGTATAGTAAACAGTCTTCCGTATTTTAGTACTGCCTCGGCCACATCAGTTACCCCAACACCCCATTCTGGAAATGCCACACTCCAACCAAATTCCATGGCTTGATCTATTAATTTCCGTCCGGCTTCGTCTTGATCCGGCACAACAATCACTTGTCTGTTCAATCCGTTTATCAGCTCTCGCTGTGTATCATTTATCTCTGATCCCAGTATACTCACCCCAGATATGGTAATTGCATCAAATGGTCCTTCTGTTACTATCACGAACTTCCTTGACCAATCCTGAGCATCCATGTTGAACACATAGCCAGGCTGTGTCTCTGTCCAATATTTCATTTCTTTATTGCGAGTATCAAACAGTCTTCCTGTGTACCCCACTGTTTCTCCTCGCCAGTAAAATGGTATTAATAATCGTCTATTGAAATTTCCTTCTTGCACAGGCGAGTAGTAAAAATCATACCATTCTGCTCCAATGCCTCTTTTTTTGAGATAGTTCAATAGTTGATCTATCTTTTCATATTGAGGCTGTGTGAGATCGTTGCCCACATATTTTTCCAGCCAATAAGACAGATGTTGTGAATTCTTTGGCAGTGTTTTTTTCTTGAAGTCTACAAATTTTTTCTTTTCAAATGCGGTCCCGGTCTCTTCATGGCGCATGGCTTCTAGAGCCAGTTTCTTTATCACATCATCTGCAATACCCAACCATCCCATAAACTGTTTTAGTTTAAGAGATAATCTGCGTCCAACCATGTACGATGCTTTAAAACTACAGTTGAAACAGTGGAAACTCACAGTGCCATCTGCTGATGTCATTATACCACCACGTTTCCTTTTGTCGGCCGAGGTGCCATTGTGTATGCAACAGGGAGCATTAAAAGAAGTCCACCCAGAAGGGGTTTTCTTTCTACCTGCAGGCAAAGCAGTCAGAATAGTTGACTGGATTAAGTTCATTGTACTAGTTTACTGTCTATATAGGATTTTGTCAATCACACCGGTATTACCACTAGTGTTCGTCCATTTGAATCGAACATTTTGTAGCACACCTGTGAAGTTGTAGTATGTGATTGTGTCTGATGAGGTAATATTATTTGTACCAATTGTAAAATAATCTGAATCTCCGGGAGCAGTAGAAACCATTGTGCCTTCTATGACCAAAGTACCTGCAAAGTTTTTTGGATAAACTGCAACAGTGTGCAGTGCTGAATTGTTATTGATTCCGGGCTTTGCCTCCACAGCAGACGATGTACTAGTAGAACCAGATCTGGTAAAATTAGTAATGTTTTCGCTGTTGGTAAACTGAGGATATCCTCCGGTTAATACTTCTGCTGTGCCTGCAGAGTTATAAGCAGTGTCGGTAAAAGTCACTGTGCGTGTGCCATCTGAGGACACTTCTCTGATACTATAATTGTAAAATTTGGCGTCTAGTTGCAACAAATCCCCCTCTGTAAGCGTCACACTTGCCTGTCCTTTGGTCGATGTACTCGAACCGTCGTCTAGAACAGTTAAACTGCGTGTTATTACAGATCTGTTTGTTTCTGTGTCTATTAGGTTGAATTCAAAAGTTTTAGAGTCTACAAATTGCGATTTTTGATCCTCATTTTTAAACGTAAATGTGATAGGATTAGACACTCCTTTGTATATTTTTAACTGTCGATCGTACACCTTAGAGTTCCTTCCGTGATAACCATTTATGTAGGCTATTACCATGTTGGAAAGTAAATACCTTGACACTGTTTGCATAGCACATATTTAACAGTATTTATTGGAAACATATGAACGAAGTTTTTGAAACACTAGGTAAAAAATTCCCATTTCTGTCCCTAATACGTAAGGGTGATCTAGAATTTGTGGGTATAATACAAAACCAGGACAATCAAGTGACCAGTTTCTATGATTATGGCAGATTGATGCTACCGCAAGACAAGGCTCAATTCCTCAAATTAGGAGAAACTTGGTGGTGGGAATCCAACAGAAAAATACCCATCAATATTTTCTTAAGGCAAGACTTCCGATATTTTAAGACTTCTCTGGTAACTCTTTCTACAAAAGATATTCAGATAGTGCATGGACCTATAGTAAGATTAGATGATATTGCCAAGAAACGTATTAAAAGAAGAACTATCCAATTGATGCGCCGGCCTATTGCATAGGCACAACATACACACTGTTGCTTAATGTGTGATATGTTATACTCACACCTTTTTCCTGTTCCCAATATTCCCTTCTCCGTTTGATCCAGTCTGTCCAATCTGTGTTGTCTAGCTGTATAAGATAAGGGTTATTTTCAGAAATACTTTGTTCAAATATTTTTATCATCTCAATATCCATCATGGTAGTAGGCGACGAAGATAGATTTACTGTGATGTGATGAGGAGTTTTAGCGTTGTTGTTTTTTGAGTTGTACACTAAAAAACTATTTATCAGTTTTTCTGTTTTGCTATGAGATTCATTTGTACCACAATTGCTTGAGCATAAGCCACTGCGTGTGATTTTTTAAAAAAATAAGAGCCGTCTGTGGGACGTACCCATACGTCTTGTAATATTTCTGACCAATCTTTATACATCAGTCCTCGTTTGGCAGGTCGTATAATTGCCAGCACTGCCGCAAGTTGTTCTATAGTTCTAGGTTCTAGTTTTGAAACAATATCATAATGACCATTTATGTGGAAAAGTTGATCCACTGTGCTCTTGTCTTTCAGCGAATCCCAATTAGGTTCTGTCAGCATCAGCTCAACCAGCTCTTGTTCTGACGTTACATCTTTGTAGATGTTAACATTAAGGCAATCAATTTTAAAATAGCCTCGCTCCTCTGCTTTCTTGTAATCCAAACTGCAATGTCCTGTGATTGGATCCTGCGGAGCAGAATGGAAGTACACACCAGTTTTGTGTTTTTCAGATTCGTCTTCCTTTATAATTGCCGCGGGAGTGTGCTTAAATAATTTTAATGCTTGTTCTCTGTTAAAAAAATCTATATCTACATCTGGCATTAGTTAATTTTCTTCCACTGTTTGAATTTTATTTTACTGTTTCTTCCTTGGTATTTTTCTCCAGTTTCTGTATCGAGCAAAATCCATTTGTTGGGTTTCTTTGTATAAATTTTAAGAGTAAGCGGGGTTTTCAACTTCAGCATTAGTTTAATTTCTTTTTAGTTTTTTGTATCAGCTCAACAGAAGCATCAGGATTGAATAACTCTAATACTTCAATTACCTTGTCATATCCTGGGGTCTTGTCTAATTCATTTTTAACTTCAGGCATAATCACTTTTCCTATAGTACCGTCTGCTCTTATAACAATCACACTGTCGCCGGGTTGTATTTCTAAACTGTCGTCTATTTCTTTTTTATTCAATGTGTGCCTCCTTGGCTGTTTCTTGTACAAACAACACATCTGCAGGATAGTTTCTAAACTTGTTGTTCCAGAACGTGGGATCAATAAATCTCTGTACCATTTGTAATTGTTCATCTGAAAAAGAGTTTAACATTTTTTTTCCTGCCGAACATCCTAATATTAACCATGGAGATATACTGCCTTGCTGTATGTGTGCCACTGCTCTTGTAGTATTAACCAATCGAAAATAATCTGACCATTGCACATTCTGCTCGTCTGCCCATTCCATCATGGTTTTAATAGATCGTTGCATGGCAGATTCTAACGGTTCTGATTTTAAGGTGTCAATAAGATAAGTCTCATATAAATCATCTCTGGCCCAATGATCCAACTTGATTTGTGATCGTATCACATACTCTATGTATTTTTCTGGATACAGTGGGTGGATATGCATGATGAATCGACCAAACTTAACAAATGCATTATAGTAAGACGAATCACAGAACTGATCGTATGTCTTTGGTTTGCTGTTATTTTGATGTACTTGATAAAATCGCTGGAATACCATGAATCCATTTTGTACCCATTTCTCGTTCTTTTGTAGATGTCTTCTTTTAGGTTCGCACACATGGACTTGTAAGGTACGTTCTTTTTGAAAACTCTTGCCGCAGTACGTACAGGTCTTAAGACTGTTGTCCATGTGCCTCTAACAGTTCTTCTAATTCTCCATCGGTGATTATTTTATCCAACGTTTCGACGTCGTCTTCTTTCATGTATGGAAAAATATCCAATAACTTTTGCATACTCTTGTTGGCTGTTTTTTTCATTGGTTTAACCCATGGATGAAATTGTTGTTGCAGTGATCCACACATAGCAGTCAACAACCAACAGAGTTTTTTATGTTTGCTGGACAGTGTGAATAGATGTTTGTTCACACATTCGTTGATCATCTCGACATAGTGTTCTTGATAAAACTTGTCTCCAGACACAGAACTAGCATACCTCATAATCATGTATGGAGAATATAGACTTCGTTCTTTGTCGTCAATACGATCATAGTAATCCTTATTACGAAAATCCACAGCCTTCATTCCGCTTCTTAATTCAAAGAATTTTCTGTTGTCTTTTTTAGTGGCCATATTTTAAATTATACATTGTAACATGTTTTTGAGAATTAAACTCAAGTAAAACGTGTGTGTCATTGTTATGAATTTTTTTTATTTTAATGTGTTTGCTTACTTCTTCAATGTGTTCGTTTACTTCCTCGAGATAATTACGATCCATTATAACCATTACTCCGTCACAATCTAACACAGGTTTTTTGATTTTTACACAATTTTTTCTTACCATACAGAACTCCAATCTATGGTTTCTGATTGACGAGATATATCTTTAACAAAATAAGCACATTGCGGATTATCTCCATCCTCTAGTGGCACTGCCAGTATCTGTCCCGATTTGAGTTTAGGAAAATACCATTTTACTTCGTTGTAGATATCTACAATGTCTACCTCTTCAAACTCAGGTCTGGATCCTGTTAACGGATTAAAAATAAATGCTTCAAAGCCACGATCGTTTAAACTGGTAATAGGTAACACGTACATCTCTCCCTGCTCGGCATCGCCGATGATCATTTTCCAATCCAGTGGCATTTTAATTTTACGATTGCCAATCTGTAACACTGCCGCCGGAGCATTGAAGCTCTCGAGGAATATTAACGGTATAAAGAAGTGGTCTGGATCAATAGGATTAGAATTATCAAACACAGAAAATCTTAGACTGTCGTCGACATATTCAGGTATTGTTTCTAACTTGTATGTTTTATTTTCTATTGTAAGGATTTTCATAATTTATCTTATCTATATTATACGGATAATTGGCCTCTTTGTAAAACTTTTTCCGCTCGGTAAGATGTCTTTTTGCAAATTTACACGAACTGGTTATATCCCATATTTGCACAGAATCTTTGTCTTCGGCTTTACGAATACCTCTTCCTATGCTCTGGATGACTCTTACAAAGCTCTTGCCGGGCTCTATTAGGACAAGATTAAAAATACGAGGAATATTAATACCCACACTGGCAACTCCATATGTGGCAATAATAATTTTATTTGTTGCAGTAGACACTTCATCGTAGTGCTCCTTTCTGTCTATGTTTTTGGTTGATCCTGAAATAAAAATTGAATCTTTTAATTTCTTTTCTAGCATTTCTCCAGCTGATATTCTGTCTACTAGAATTAACGTGTTACCAGACGTGGAAATATTTTCCGCAGTGCCGGCAATCCATTCTATTCTTGTTTCATCTGTGGTGAGCCATTTTAATTCTTCTTGATAATTTTTAAATGCAGGATGATCTTGAGTTTGTAGAATATTAACTGTGCATTGTGCCAGTACTCCTTTGTCTTGTAATTCCTTAGCGGCAATACGATTGACCACTTCACCTATAGCACATTTTAACCCAAAGAATTCAAAATCTGCCTTGGGCACCGTACCGGTTAATCCCCAACGTATACCACAGTGAGCAAATGGTCCAGTCAACATTCTTTTCAAAACATCTGCCTTGGCCATATGCACTTCGTCTATTATAACTGTATTGATATCTTTAATTGCTTCTGCAAATGCTTCTGAATCTTCGTCCTTGCTTTTCTTCTCTAGCACATTCAATGATTGCCAGGTTGCAATGGTGTTCTGTCTGCCTAGCTCTTTTCGATCACCATAGTAAACTCCCACATCGAGATTACAAGTAATAAAGTCTTCCTCTGTTTGTGTTACAAGACTTTTGTTTGGAACAATAGTTAATGTCCTTCCATAGTCCTCAACAAGTTTGCACAACGTGGCTGTGATAATAGTTTTACCTGCTCCTGTAGCAATCTCCTGTATGCATTGAGGATGTTCTAAAAATTTATTAATAGTTTCTACTTGATAGTCTCGCAATTCAATAGGTTGTCCTGCCATTGGATGAGACTCTGGCCAGTTAACATCTGACATATGATCTTTGTCTATCCGTTTGAATTCAAAGTTGTGTGGAGTGCGTTCGTCTACAAGTTCCACATATACTCCTGCATCTTCCAGTATGGGCAATACCTGAGACACTAGAGCAAGATACGTGGTTCCTCCCAGTCCAAAGAAACTGATCTTGCCGTCCCATCTACCCAACTTTACTGCAGGCAAATGACGAGCATAAGGTATTTCAAATTTAAATTTATTGTGTAATCGTTTACGATGATCCAACGACAAGTCTTCAAACTTGACATTTACCTCGTCTTTAATTACCAGTCGACATGAGCTCATATTTGTACAATGTTAGTTTCTAAGAAACCAGGTTTCTTACTAACATAATACAGTCTTTTTGGAAGACTATCAACCACCCTGGCCAGTGAGTCTGTGTGCATAGGCCAATATTGCGTGTCTTGCAGAGCAAAACCACAACGCAGTTGTGTGTCTGACTGTAGTAGTCCTTTTGGTATTTTGTTTCTCATTATTACTAGTTTGGTATTTTTGTCTATGTGTTTGAATGATTTTGATTGTAAAACCAACCCCCGCCAACGTTCTTGCATTAGTTCTCTTTCCTCCATGGACGATTCCTTGCCGTATGTAAAATCGCCGTTCCCGGCATACCACATGTCTTCATGGGTTGTGTGACTGTTATTGATGCTTGGCGGGTCTTCGAGTGTTACTCCCCAAGCAATTTGTTCAGGAGAGTATCCCATTTCTTCAAATGCTTGATACCATCTTTCAAACTCTTCTATGTCTTCAAATTTTTCCAACATACCACTCATGGGTACCATAGCAGGAAATGCATCCAGCTCTTCCAGAGCTTGCAAGAATTCTACTCGAGAATGCTGTTGCCGATTAATCCACAAACTAGTGTGCATGGATGTGGCAATTCGTTCTGCTAACGTATTCTTTTCTGTTACTGTACGTGGTATTGAAGATGGTATAGATAAATTTTTTAGCACATCAAATTGATGCAGTGTATTTTTATTTTTATAATTGGTGTTCCACCATTCTGTTAAACTCTCGTTGGCATTCTCCATAATGATGTTATTATTTTTTTGTGTGATTACTGGGGGGCGATATGCTAATTTTTCTTTTTTAATTTCTTCAAAGTCGTTGAGTATGTGAGGGGTCACAATTTTAAAATTATATCTTACAGCTATCAGTGTTGCATAGTAACAGGTCAGCTCGGTGTACTGCATGGTCCATTTTTTAGATTCGCCGTTGTATGTTGCCGGTACAAACTTGTCTGCTTTTTTATTTTTAAGAATTCTCAACAACGATATTAGTTTTTCGTTGTACGGAAATTTAATGTCTATCAACTCTCTGCCGTCAGCATGCTGATATTGCTCTACTGTTTTAACATTCTCAATCACTCGGAATGGCTGTTGATAAACAGGATTTTGTAGCAGGTCAGACAGATCAATATTAAACTGTTTATACAGTGTGTGATATCGCTTTAGCAGTGATAATCCTAACCGACCCTGTTTTTCAGTCCAGGCATATGGAGCATCTGCTAGACTGTTCATGGTTTTATGATCTGCAGGCAATGCTTTAAAATCTTTCCAAAAGTGCTCGTTATACGCTAAAATCTGTATTGCTTGTTCTATTGTGGTGATTGATTTATGTGTAGTTTTAGACATAGCTGTTTCTTGATAATTACAGTATAACATAGATGGTAATATTGTCAACCACCGTTATGTGCATACTTTATGAAACTTAAGAAACGAAGAAAAATCTCAGTAAAAGCAGTGAAGAAAGTTCGCTATCAGGTCAAGCAGGCATTGGTAAAACGTGCTGGCATCAAGAACTACAGGCCCACACTAGCACAGGCACAGAGTTGGTTCCGCATATTAAACAAAGGATTGTTTGAAAATCGTTTGCACATGCCTCCCATGGAACTCCGTCAGTTAACAGATTGTTTGGGACAATGTTTTTGCATATGGGACGCAAGAAAAATTAAAGCTGTTAACAAGCGAGCATTGCCAGTGGATCAACTGCCTCATAAAGGTATTGAATTTAAAATTGAATTAAGAAAACGCTTCGACACCTGGAAAGACTTTATCGAAACTCTTGCACACGAAATGGTTCATCTGCATCAAATGACCATTGACCGGGACATCTATTCCAATCATAACGCAAACTTCTATCGCTGGCGAAATAAATTTAACCGGCTTGGTTTAGGACTTTGTTATTAAACTCCGCGTAGGTCATCTTAAAAGTATTCTTTAGGTCTGTTCCTGTCTGCATATGATTAAAATATTCAGGAGGATTGTCATGCACGAGCGTAAAATTACAGTACGGTCTTTGTTTGATTATTCGTCTTAGGGTAGAATACCATGCTTCAAAAATATCACCGCCGTTTCTTTCTCCGTAATTTTCTGTGTCCTGGTACATGTTGTTCAGTTGCCCTGGACCATACTCTCGAAAATCATATCCTATCAGGTAGATGTTTTTATGGCCATGCACAGTGGCAGTCCATATCGCCTGATTACCGCTGGTGTAATGAGGATTACGAGGGATCAGTGTTAGTCCTTTGTTTCTGTTGACCTCCAACGTTGGAGCGTAACAAACACATTTTTCGTACACTTTATCCTCGCTGAGTTTTTTGCTCATTGGTGCGTCCACACTGAACAGATAGTCAGGAACAAAGTCTCTGTACAGAGCATTACATCCATAGGTTTGTCCAGACTCTGTCAATGATGTAAGATCGAATCCTTTTCTGGATGGGCCATTACCTATGCAGTATGCATTGCCCCTGGGCACTGCTTTAACCGTGTCCTCAAAATATTTTGTTTCTTGTATTTTCTTACCTCCACGTATGATAGTTTTTACTATCACAGTTTCGCCTGTGTACGGTGTCCACTCTATGGGTTCAACGACATTTGTATTTGATAAATTTACAGTCTTCATTTGATATATTTCTCCAACAGTCTTTCTCTGAGTCTCTTCCATGGTAACCCCAAACCAATCTCTTCTGTGGTCCACTCTGTGTAGGCTAATTGGTGTGCCCAATTTACTCTGTTTGGCTGAGCTGGTTGTGCAATGTCTGCCAGTGTGTGATTGCCCACATCATAGCACAGACTAGATTCTGATACAAACACAGGTATACCGTTTAATATTGATTCTATAGCCGGGTTGCTGGAATGATTCACCACTGCCCACGTGGAACGTAGCACTTTTTTAAAATCAGTATCGTCGTATGTGCTGTAGTCTTTCTTGGGAAGGTTAACTCTCACGTGAGGGTATTTTGTTTCGTCAAAATCAAATACATTTCTAGGATGAGGACGTATCACTATGGGTTTGTCGCAGTACTTCCTTATTTCTTTAATCCTTTGTTCGCACCAGTTTTTAGGTTGGGGCAATCCTTTCCACTGTTCGCTGGTATGGTGCTGTCCACATATCACAATGACATTTCCGGTCTTCTGCCACGGCTTCAACTCTAATTTAAACAACGGCCATCTTTTATCATCATAGGATTGATTGGCAAAGTCGGCGTCTCGGTTAATGCCATTGATGCCCATCTTCCACGTGGTGTTTCTCAGCAGTCCTCCCACTTCTAACACTACCACAGGTTTGCCCTGGGAACGAAAGTCATCCCAAACTTTTTTATTGCCAGCCATTCTGCCTTGCCATAGCACAGACCATATCACAGCTACATCACAGGTATTGTCATACTTGTTAAGAACTATTTTTTCACCTTTGGATTGTAGATGTTTTATCAAGGCCGCAAACACCGGCTGTGAGTTAAGACTGCCAAGCTCTGGAAACAGTGCTATCTTCATCTCCAGGTACTCGGGGCTTTCTTCCAATAGTCTACATCCAGTACATTTGCGGGTGCATCATCTCTAGGAGGTCTCAGATCGTTTCTTGCTGACGATCCCATGGTTTTTCTTTTGCCTTTGAAGTGATCCATGTACAGTCCAAGTTCACTGTTAATAAAAACGTGATGACCTTTCACACCTTTCCGGTAACCAATATCATTTACTTTTATATTGTGTTGTTGTTTGTATATTTTTGATAGATGCCAGAACACGTAAGAGTCGTGCCATTCTAACAATTTAAATAAACCGTTGGTTGTGTATAAATTTTCCCAGTCATTGATAAAATTCTGTATCTGTGGATGACGTAGATTATAGCCAACAAATCCACATTCGGGGTATTTGCCACCATCATTTTTTGTAGGATTCTCTCTGCCCAAATAGGTCAACATGGAATCTGTGGGTAACAAGGATTCTAAAAAGTTTCGAGGCATTGGACGAAAAGAGTAGGTATCAGCATCTAACCAAATCACATAATCATACTCTTTTTCTACGGATGTTCTCACAGCATGAACGACACAGAACACTTTGTTTGCAAATCTCACAGCATCAAACAGATAGGTTCCTTTGTTTTTATCATTGCCATTAAACTCAGGAAGTCTTCGTACCCCACCTGCTATCTCCTCTAACTCACCATTAGCAACAGGATCGTTCTTGTGCTTGTCTTTAAAGTCTATTAGAGCAGGTTGTACCTGATGTAGATCTATCCATTTTAATCTCGGATGAAACTTGTTAGTTTCTTCACACGGACCTTCGTGATATACATTAACAGCAATTTCTGGCCAATGGTCTAATACGCTTTGTACACATCGTTGTGCGTACTTGCTCCAAGTTCCAGGCTTATATGATGTTATGACTTTGATTTTCATTTATTGTCTATATTTAATCTAAAAATACATCTTATACTTTTTAATCCAGTCCCCACGCCAGTATCTCTGTGTCACAGGTTGTGCGAGGACAGAAGTCTGTATACTTCTTTACAAGCTCTGGGTAATTAAATATCTCTCCGTTATAAATTAATATATTACCACGAGGAGTTATCCACGGTTGTTTTGAATTCTCTGGATGATCTGTGATAGAAAGTAAATTATGTCCTAGCGTGATTTTATCATTTGACCATATACCTTGACCGTCTGGGCCTCTGTGAGAACATGCATTGATATACGACTGAATAAACTTTTCGTTGTTTTGTGTTATTCCGTATATGCCGCACATTAAAGACCTAGCTTTGATTTAAATCTTTTGTAAACAGTGCCGTCTTCAATTTCCCGAATACTCCACATTTTATATCCTAGGTCATGTAACCATTGAGTCCTGTCTGGATACTCTGGAGATTCAATCTTTGTTAAATCTTTATTTGCCACAGGCCAACACAGTGCAAGATCTGATGTACAAAATGTAGGTATGCCTCTTACGCAACTGTCTGTAGTGGCTGTGGAATTATGACTGACCACTGCGTGGCAGTTTGCAATCGCTTCTTGGAAATGAAACCTATAGTATTTCTTATCATCGCCTACAAAATGTTTCTTTCCTATAGCCACTTCCACATCTGCAGGGAATTCTTGCAACCTCTGCGATATATTATCTACATTGTTAGGATGTGGCCGCACAATAAATTTTCTTTTAGTTAACGGTCTCAGTACTTTATACACATTATTAAACCATTCAATGGGATCAAGCTCGTTCATGGACCAGTTGTCTTTAGGTTGTAAAACAAACAGTATAGGATCTTCAGGATTGGATACTCTCCATTCTTCATTTCTAACTTTAAAAAGTTTTCTCATCATTTCCCATCTATCCGAAGGCGAATTATCAGATAAAAAATCTCCATTGTTCATAGGAGTATTCAATGCAACTCTAAAATGGTGATCGGGTGATGTGGACACATTGCCAAAACTAGACAATAATCCTCCGTCGAATGTTATAACATGTGTGCCCTTGGCTTTGGCTCTCTCAACTAACTCCAATCTTCTACCTTTGGTATGATGTCGTTGATTGGTTCCTCCGTAGCCAAACATCACTGCTATAGGTGCTGTTGGCTCCATTTCTCCCTCAACTGTGGGGCCGGTTCTATTCTCATTAACTATAACCGGTTCGTCTCCTGCCGCCTTGATTCCTTTAGCCATTTGATATAATAAATCATAACTGTTGCCTCTCTTACGATCTTTAACTGTTCTTCTAAATATTTCAACTTTCATTTAACGCTTTCCATGCTGTACCGTTGGCCATTTCTGCCATGGTAAAATTACTGTATGCTAGACTTGAAAACAGTGCCATCCTGTCTCCGTATTTAGGCGTTTCTATTTTTGTAAAATCAGTTTCTGAAATTGGGAGGGCCGCACTGGCCTGGGTGCCACAGAACACAGGCACACCGTTGTGCAGGGCTTCTATCATGGTATTACTGTTAAAGGTGACCACAGCATGATATCTAGACCAATCGATCGGACCTTTCTGCTCTGTGGGTCTGTCCACTTTCACTGTTGCACCATATTGGTCTGTGGAGATATTGGGATTGTACGGCTTTTCTCTGATGTCCACAAATCTATCCGTGACTGCTGACAATGTTCGTAGAGTCTCTGCAATCCAGTCTGTGGCATTAAAAAAATTACTGATAGCAATGGTGGGAGGAAGAAACAATATGTCCTTTCCTGTTTTGTTCCAGGGTTTAAGTTCTCTTTTAAAATGTTTTTCATATCTGTCTGTGGGAACATTCTTTAACGTGGTCTGTGTGTGCCCGTTCTTTGTGACCCTTAACCAGTGCGGAGCATCGTGAGCATTGCCAAAATATCCATGATCCATAAAATAAAAATCTTTACCTTCTTTCTCACACCATTTGTATACCTCTCCAGATCCTGCAAGTATGCCATAGAATGCAAGAGTCTCTTCTGGTAAAGACTGCATCGTTTTAAAATCATAAATTTTATAAGGACCAGGAGTGCCTCTGACAAATGCATCCACATATCTCTGTGTTCGTGGTTTAGTGGTGTGTATGCCTGCTATGTTCATTTTCTATTTTGTTATTGTATTTCTTATAATTATACTATAAAATAACAGTATATTCAAACTTTATGTTAACCATATACGCACCCACAGATAAACCACAGAGCAAGTGCTGGAGAGTGTTTGATGGTATTAAACAGTCGTGGCCAGAAGCAGTAACAGTTGCAGACAACAGTGCGTCTGAAGCAACCACCCCTGCAATGTTTTGGGGATTTGTCAACAACAACACTCGACTGATACACCAGTTGGAACTAGCACAGCAGGATTATTATTTTACAGACACTCCATATTTTGGAAGATTTAACAATGCAGACCTCACAGACACCAATCATTTTTGGCGTATTTGTAAGAACAGGATACACGCACAGTTCATAAAAGATTGCCCCGAAGATAGATTTAAACGATTTAATATTGATATCAAACAGCGTCCTAATTACAAAGGAGAGTATATTTTAATCTGTCCTAGTTCGGCAGGGGTGGACAATTATCTACATGAGACTAATTGGTTGGTAAACACCATAACAGATATTGAAAGACACACAGACAGGCCAATACGAATAAGGAAAAAACCCAGAGGCAATGGCACATCTGGCCCGTCCGTAGCAAATATATCCATAGAAGAGGATTTGGAAAATGCCTGGGCATGTGTTACCAGTTGCTCCATCAGTGCCGTGGAAGCCGCAGTGAACGGAGTGCCTGTTTTCTGTCATTACAAAAGTTTTGCTAAGGTTATGGGATCAACGGATCTGTCAGAGATTGAAAATCCTTTTTATACCGATCCTTCACGTTGGTTGAACAGTCTGGCCTATCAACAGTTTACACCACAAGAATTTGCCAACGGTACTGCTGTGGGTATAATGAAAGATATAGGCATAATATGAACATAGTAAATACTCGTATATGAAAATTTTTATAACAGGAGTGGCCGGATTTTTAGGCTCACATCTTGCTGATTTAATGTTGGCTGGTGGACACACAGTTGCGGGTAATGACAATATGATCGGTGGCTACACAGATAATATACCACAGGATGTAGAGTTTCATCAAGTAGACTGCTGTGATCTAGAAAATTTAACCAAAGCAATGGAAGGCTGTGACATTGTGTATCATTGTGCGGCCACTGCATACGAAGGACTATCTGTTTTTTCACCAGTGCTAGTCACAAGAAATATTTTTGAAGCATCTGTTACAACCATTACAGCGGCCATACGAAACAAAGTTAAACGTATTGTGTACTGCTCGTCAATGGCAAGATACGGACATCATGAAGAAATGCCGTACCAAGAAACCTACGAATGTCGTCCGCAAGATCCTTACGGTATTGCAAAGAAAGCTGGGGAGGATGTTCTAAGAAATTTGTGTGAGACACATGGAGTAGAATATGTTATTGCTGTGCCACACAATATTGTTGGGCCAAGACAGAAATACGACGATCCATTTAGGAACGTGATGTCTATCATGTTGAATAGAATGCTACAAGGCAAACAGCCTATCATCTACGGAGATGGCAAGCAAAAAAGATGTTTCAGTTATATTGACGATTGTCTGTATTGTTTGAATGCTCTGGCTTTCCAAGACAATGTAATAGGCGAAACAGTTAACATTGGTCCAGACGAAGAACCTGTTACCATAAACGAACTAGCAGAAGCCTGTGCTAACGAAACAGGAATTAATCTAGATCCAATACATCATAAAGACAGACCCAAAGAAGTTAAACTAGCAACCTGTTCGTCAGACAAAGCTAGGCAGTTGTTGGGTTACAAGACCACGACTAATATGCGACAAGCAGTGAAAAAAACTGCTGAATACATTAGAACCAGAGGCACAAAAAAGTTTCAATATCATTTACCTCTAGAAATTATCAATGAGCATACTCCAAAAACGTGGAAAGATAAGTTAATATAATATCTTAAATTAAATTAGTAAAACATTATTAACGAGTTTAACTCGAAAAAAGATTAATAACTTCTTTTTTCCACACATCAGCATACTCACAATCTCTATACCCATCAAACCATGGACCGCCTTCTGTGTAGTGTAGAATTTTAGGTGCCCCATCTTTGGGCTCTTTGTACCAGCCTACCAACCAGTTATATTCATGCGGTAGAGATCCAATATCTTCGTCTTCTAACCAACTAAATCTGTGTAAAAATTGCGGAGTTTCTTTGTTTAACAATTCTGGTGTGAGTATTTTATTTTTAGGATGAGCACAATTCCACAGTACCATTGATGACCAGTTCTTTCTTGGATACACAGTCTGCACCTGTCCGTCCATTTTAATATCGCCTTCTTTGGGAGTGTAGTCGTGTTGCACACATACCACTGCTTTAGAATCATCGCAGTATTGTTCTAGTTCTGTGGTGGGAACTTTCCAAACAAAGTCGCAGTCACAGAACACTGCCCATCCTTTATAATCATTTAGATAGGGTACAAAAAAACGAGTAAATGTAAATTCTGTTGTGGCTTGTTTATCAATGTCTCTGCGATACATACCATCGGCTCGCATATCTTTTTGTTTAAGTGGAACTACTTCTGAATTAGGATCTCTGCGTTTAATAGAATGTTCACATACCTGATATGATATGTCTTCTCTTGGATCCCATCCTACATATACTTTTAAGCTCATGTTATACTCTTCCGTTGATTACTTTGTATATATGTTTCCAGTTCTTTACTCTTGTAATTTCTCTGTGTTTAAATCTACGATTGTAACTGTGATCCACCAGTAATGGCCGTAATCCATAGTCCAATCCCAGCAGTGCATTCTCTGGTTTGTCTTCCACCCACCATAAATTCGTGCCATGGAACTCTGCTAGAGCAGAATCTTTGTCAGCACCGGTTTCTAGAATAATAAAGTTTTCAAACACAGTACCTCCAAACAGTTCTCGCAACCTTGTTTTCCTTAACTCCTGTGCGGGTCTGTCTGTGGTCTGTGATGTGATAGGGATAAAAGTCCATCCTTCTGCGTGTAACAGTTTGACCCAGGTCTGAGATTCCGTCATGGGATCTTGGTTGCTCATCCATGCTGAGTTGTTAAATTCTTTTATAAGTGATTCTTTAACATTTTTGTGTAACCCGTATCTTTTTTCCATGGAGTAAAGATTTTGTTTGCCAGGTTTTTGTTTATAGCCTTTGCCAGCCATCCACTTGGCAAAATGTTCTTCCCATTCCAGGAGTACACCGTCTACGTCTGTGAGTATGATTCTTCTATCTAATGGACGCATCTTCCATCCCCGCCACTCTCAATTTAACGATGTTGGTAAGTTGCCATTGCTTTTGATCTAATCCTTTTAGAATACCTAGCCATTTATTTCGTAGTAGAGCAAATTCATTTACAATTTTTTCCATGTCAACAACATCTGCTTCGCCGTCCACATATTTCTCTACATCTCTAGATGATAATGCTCTTTGGTAGTTCTCTAAAAATTTTTTAAATACTTGAGACCGTAATCGTCTCTTTTCTATGTGGAGATATTCTAATATAGCTTCTATTTCTTGTAATTGATTGAAACGGTGTTCCACTTGTCCTGGCATTGCGGCACTGTTCTTTTCGAGATTGCCCCATATACCAATTTCTTTTTTAGCTTGATCTAACTCAACAGTATAGTGTTGTATACACTCTGGTATTTTAGCGATGCTTAAACTTACTGTGGAGTACCAACTCATTCTTCCTCGTAGTATTTGTTAGCTGTTTCTTCGTCTTCATCTTCGGCTAGAACTGCTTCTATGGCCTGTTGTAATTTTTCATCAAATTCACCTGACGATTTAATTACCTCTGGATCAACGTCCATGTCAACCAGTGTTTTAACATAGTCCACAGCACAATCCACTTTCATTCTCTCTGGCAGATAGTTTGAAACTGTAATCCAAATTTCTTCTATTTGCTCTTTATTCATCGACTCCATCTTTCTCAATTTCCTTTTCGTCTACTGGTTTTTTGTTAGCAACGTCATGGAATTCTGCCATAACTATGTCTAATTTATCTCCAGTCCAATTTTTTCGGAACTCTACGATTTCTTTGCCTTTAGAGTCTACATATTTTAATCTATTACCTGTTTGTTTCAACAGACCTTTTTTCTCAAACAGTTCTACAAGTCCGCTATATGGATTCATTCCAGTCTCGTACGGAATCTTAACCTGTACTGATTCAAAAGGTTTGGCATAACGAGTTTTCATAACTTTACAAGCGGCTCTAATACCTCTCACGTCAGTTACTTTGTTGCCATCTTCGTCCTCTTTTAATTTCAATTTCTTCATTGCAATCACAATAGAACTTGCATAGATGAAGCCTTGTCCGCCTGATATCTTGTCATCCGGATCAAACATATCTTGAGATGCGTATGTGTGATTGGTTGCTATCAACCCTACATTATATGATCCAAACATGTTCACAGTGTTACGGACCAATGAAGTTAGTGCTTTAGGTTTTCTACCCATGTCACCTTTCATGTCTCCTGCTTCAAATTGATTTACATCTGTAGGTGTAAGCATCATGCCCAATGAATCAATTACAAATAATACTTTTGGAGCATTTTCTTTGTCGTCTGCGTGTGCTTCCTTGTAACCTTTCATAAACTCTGACATAGTCTTTGCTACATCATCGATCATAGACATGTTAAGTTTTAACAACTTATCTTCTGATGTATCTACTTTTAATGCCTGCAACCATTTTTCGTCCAGTGCATTCTCTGTGTCAATCAGTATCACATAGATACCTTGTTCTTGAGCATTCTTAATAATATTACCTGATGCAATATAAGATTTACCTGCTCCAGATTCACCTGCTAGGACTGATACTTTGCCTAGTGGAATACCCTTGTTGAAGTCTCCTGAAATAAGATAGTTCAGTGCAAAGTTGCCTGTACTGATCCAATCTGTGGGATCGTTGAATCCTAAACCTAAGCCTTGGATTGATTTTGTAATACTTTTTCTAAATTTTGATATATCAAATGGTTTTGTCATAATGTGTATATATTAGCACCAAGTAGTCACCCTGTCAATAGAATGACTACTTGGTAAAGGGTTTTTATTTGCTTTGTCTTGATCTAATGAGTTTCAGAATATCTTCAGCTCTTTTAGCACTGTCACCTGCTGGTGCAGTAGTTGCCTCTGCTGGCGCTGGTGCTGGTGTTGCTGTAGTTTCTGTGTTCACTGCTGGTGCTACAGTAGCCGCGGTAGCTGGTGCTACAGGAGCCGCTGTTGTATTAGATGCACTTGCGGGTGAACTGTTAGTAGATGCTGATGGTTGATAAAACATACCTGCTGGTTTGTAATACTGTCCGTATTTTTCCAAATCATATGCTTCACCTTCAACAGATTTTTCAAATAATTCTTTGATTATTTTTACTTCTGCATCTGTTGGTTCTTTAGGTCTAAAGTCGTTAAGATTATGCAAACTGTGTTTATCAATTGCCGCTCTTTCCGCTTCGTCTAAAGCTCTTTCTCTTCTTGACCATTTGGAAGTTGAATAGTCAGCATAACCACCTTTTGAGGTTTTAGTTATTCTGAAATCCACACCTCTCACCGAATCAGTTGGTAATTCTTCCATTTCTGGATCCATTAATGCTGATCTAATGATGTTGAAGATTTGAGGTCCAATAATAAATCTTCTAATTGGATTCTCTGGTGATTCTTCAGCCAGTGGATTGTTTAGAACAAAACCTTGAAAGATGTATGATTTCTTTTTCCAATATTTTCTGCCCATGTCTTCCATCGACTTGTCTTTGAACCACGGTCTTACTTCAGTCAGTACTGGACAAGTTTTTCCGTACATTTCCATACACGGTACTTGTACCTGCACTGGTCTTGAATCTGCCTGTCCTTTAATTCCAGCGAAAGGCAATTTGATCATTGCTCTCTCTGTCCAGAAAAAAGTGTTGTTTGGATCTTTGTCAGGTAAGAAACGTACTACTGCTTCCTGTCCTTCTTGTATGTTCCAATGTGGGTAGATGGCGTTGTCTCCGCCTGTGTTAGAAGTGGAGCGATTCACCTCTGTAGATTTTAACTTCGCTCTTATCTCTGCTAGTGTTGCCATAATGTAAGCCTCCTTGTTTGCCTATGTTTAGTTGTTTGTTTGTCTGCCTAAATGTATATTAGACATATAGTACATAATATACACACTTATTTATCTTATGTCAAATGAAATATTAAAATTTATCAAACCACCAATGTTTGGTTTTTTCTTTACGGTTGATGTTCTTAACGTGCCACCACACAGCATTTGGATCAAAATTAGGTTTGTGCTGTGCATTATCGCCATGGTCCATCCAGGTGTTTGGAAAATTATCACCAGATTTACCAAATTTACGATACAGTATCAGTTGATCCCATCCATTCTCATATCCTCCTGCTCGTTGTAGATCAGCAATCTCTTTTAGAGTATTAACAGTGTCAGGGTTATTATTAAACAGCACAGAAGCGGCCAACATTTTGAACTTCTCTTTTTTATGTGTGTGTCTCCAGATACCCAACACAGAATTTTTAGATGACAAATTAAAAGGTTGATTCTGGCGAGTGTCAGCGTCCTGTAACAGCACACTGTCGTGGCCTTTTATTAATGTGTGTATGTGTCTTAGTCTGATAGTCTGACAAAATGTTGTGTAATCAAGGGTGTCTTCTATAGGTTGTGGTATGATCTGTATGTCTTGTCCTTTAAAGAATTCTTCCCATGCACCTGGTCCTATGGCTATAACACTCTTGCAATCAAAATTATTTTTTAAGGATTGTAACAGGGCGGTCACGTAGTGTCTGTAATTCCAATCTGCGGAAGTTACAAGATGTATGGACATTAATGTGGAGTTTTATTACTGGATGTTAGCTAGGTGTTTGATTCTATCTAAATCTGTGTTGATCTTCTCTGCTTCTGCTTGGTCTTTCGCTATTTCCTGATCTTTGTCATCTGCTTCATCATCTGGATCTCTGATCACCATGTCTGGAGCATGGTCTTCGTTTCCAATGTTAGACAGTTCTTTGATTCTGTCCAGTTCATTGTTGTCTTCTGACTCGGGCTGTTCGAATTTTGACTGCATCTTCATTGCAATTGCATCGTACTCTTCCTGTGCGGCCAGCAATGCTTCATCGTGCTCCGCACCTCCTGGTTGTATCACGTAAGTTGCATACTCGTCATCCACTTTGGCATTGCCTTCGTATTCTGATTCACCCTGCAGTGAGTTTGGATCTACTTGACCATTTACCGCTTTGTAATGTATCTTACCATAGGCTGTCTCGCCGTCATCGCCTGTGAATTCGTATTCAAAAGAGCCTTGATAATCATCAGAGTCTTCGTTAAAGAAAGTTTCTAATTGCATTCCTGCTCGTTCGATAGCATCTTTAAGAGTGTATTCTGTATCACCTACAGTGAACTTATCACCTGGTCGCATTCCAGCCGCTTTGGCCTTGTTGACTGCTTGAGCGAATTCGTTGCCTTCGGTTGCTGTTTCTTCTTCTTCCACAGGTTGTTCTGCGGATTCTACTCGACTATTATTATAATCTATCATCACCCAATCTGCGTACCAAGTAGAATTTTCTAATTCTTCCTGCTGTTCTGGTGTTAGGTCTGTGCCATCGA